AACCACCAAGGCCACCTAAAGCTGCTCCTCTTAAAGCGTCTTGAGTATCGCCTCCTTGCAGTAAAGAGCCTATACCGCCACCTATTGCACTTGCCATCATAGGTGACATTCCCGGAAACATAATTGGCGCTGCTAAACTAAATATTGTTCCTAACATATTAAACTCCTATTTCTTTCATTCTTTGAACTAATCTTTCTGCTCTGTTTGGTACTTGTCTATACCATTTTGAATCGGTCATCTCTATAGATGCCTTTTCCCAATCGCCTTTATTCACAGCTGCCTTTAGCTTACTAAATTTTGACAGTCTTGTGTAGCCTAAATTATACATCATATTACATAATATCATCTTTGCTTCTTCAGGTAAGCTATAAAAATCTTTATATAATTTTTCACAATCTTCTACAGTTCCTTGGATATCATTATTAAAACAAGAGTTAATTCTTTTTCTACTTACTGGAGTCCCTACTGGCATACCATATTCAAGATCATCTTTTTTTACCAAATGTCCTATTCCAAAAGTTGGCAAAGATAAATGATCCAAATATATTTCTTCTACATTTCCCTCATCAGACTCTATCTCTTCTCTTAATTTACTTATATCCAACTTTATCTCCTTTGATTTTGCCTTAAAGATTTAACATGTTTTTTATAAAAATAGTTTCCTATTCTATTAAAAAATATAAAAATTTTTAACCATATCCACATCATTTTTTTTTCTTAGCATGTATATTTTTATATAAGCTCATTTGGTTAATCCTTTATACTTTTCAAAACTGCGAAGTCCGCCCAATCCGAGCATCCCCATCAAAACCGTCATAAGTGAGCCCATATCAAAACTGGGTAGCTCTGGTATAACAACATTTAAATAAGCACATACAAATATAGTAACAGGTGCTAAGACAAAATGCCAGCAAAGAGCAATTCCGCACGTCCAGCCAATAAAGGGGCGCCACCCGCTTACAAAGATGGATTTGTGCTGTGCTTCGGCCTTGTTTATTTCTATTTGACCTTTTGCAAGCTCTGCGGCATGATTTTCTGCCATTGTTGCCACCTCATGTGCCAACTTGTTCTTCATGTCCTTATCTTCTATAAACTTTCCAAGAAGATTAGAAACGGGTCCTATTAAAGCTGTTAAGATACTATAATCTCCCTATTGTTAATTTCTTGCACTTCCATTTATCAGGCTTCCACATAGGATAATGCTCATGTACTTGCCTGCTTATTGATAGTGCCCTCTGTTTACATTCAAACTCTGTTTCATATGGTCCATATTGATCTTCTAAAGTAAGACATTTATCTGGCATACCTATTACACATATTATGACTAATGCCTTGAACATATCACTTTTTGTTCATCCATGCAGTTGTACCCATGTAAGCACCAACAATTCCTGCTCCAGATAAATAAAATAAATTACTTATATCAGATAAAGCTTTAACTCTTTCTAAATCAATAATAAACATAGCCAAGGTAAACACGCCCATAGCAATCAAAGTGGCTCTTGCCATTCTTAATTGTGCTAGTTGTTTTCTTAATAAGGTTTCCGTTTCCTTCATTGCTTTAGCCGTTTCAAGCTCCTCGTCCGTGACAATGCCGTCTCCGTCTAGGTCAAAATCATTATATTTGCTATTGTTTTGAAGTGTTTTTTTCATAGGATTGTTTTATCTCCTCTATCGTTCGGCTGCATCCCACACAAACCTTCTTCTCGTCTAATCTACAAAGACCTACGCAAGCGCTTTTAGCCACCTTGACCTCCTTGATTTTTGCCTTGTTGTTTTAAAAGTTCTCTATCCATCGCTGAATTTATTCTAGCTTGAGTTACCTTCTCCTGACTTTGTAGTCTCTGTTGGAACTGATCGCTTCTCTGCTGTACCTTCTTCTCTTCTAGTCCAAGTTTAGCTTGGTCTACTTGAGCATCATTTTGTTCCGCCTGAGATTTAAGCTCTAGCTCTTTACCCTTTAACTCAACTAAAGGATCAGGACCTTGACCACTTAATTGACCGCTTAACGCTTTCAACTGGCTCATTCCCTCTGCAACATATTGAGCAGTGGTAGCTTCCATGTCTATCATCTGTTCTTCAGATATAGCTTTACCACCGCCTGTTTGTATCAAATCAACCGCTGCTCTTTCACGAGCTCCAATCTTAACGTGCTCCATAATATGCTTTTGTAATGAAACAGCCATTGGAGGAGATTGAGACACCAAAGGTGTGGATCCAAATACCATGTGTGCCATAATATGAGCTTCATGATCTTGACCTTCAAAAGCAGTAAGCGTTATCTGATCTAGAACATCTATGTTTTCCTGAGCTGGATCTTTTGGTATTGCCTCTGGCTCTGGTGTACGCTTCAATATCCTATCAATATCTCTAACGCCAAGCGCCTCATACATATCCCTAAACACTTCATACATGTTGTGCATATCAGGAGCTGAAGTAGCTAACTGCATTTTGGTCTGAGCCAAAGATATCCTTTGAGCCTGACTAAAGATGTTTGGATTAGACACAGGTAAAACATCCACGCGCTCATCAAAATCTTTTCTTTTAACAGCACCATCTACTCCTACTATACTATACGGATACTCGTCTGGTAAAAACTCTGACATAACCTTGGCCAAAAGCTTAAACTCTAACTTCATCGCATAATGTAATCGTTTGTGAACAGCGGACATAACTCGTGATCCCTGCTCCAACATCGCTATCGTGGTACCTACCGCGGCATCTTGATTTCCATCGCCCACTTTCAAGTCCGTTATAGTAGCGAATCGCTGTCCTGCATCAACTACAAAACCTAACAACTGCATTAAAGTCTGATCGGGACCCTTGAAAGGAAGAGGCATTAAACTAGCTTTGATATCACCGCCCGGAGCATCAACATCTCTAAATTCACCCGGTTGTAGAGGCTCATCATCATCCCTGATCCGTAGGCCGCGGGCCTTGAACCCTGCTGGAAGATTAGATAACGTACCAGCATCAATCAACTGCCTCAAAGCAGAAGTCGCGGTTCGCGCTAATCCACCTATAGTATGAATTAAACCTAACCCATAGAAACCGAACCCTGGAAGAAACTTATAATGTACAAAGTATTGTATCTTGGCTTTCTTCTCATCTTCTTCGGCATAGTTTCTTCTTATAGATAAAATCTGGCCATTGTCTTGCGAGATAGTAACCACATAAGGTATTCTTATCCCTATTGGCTCCCCATCTTCTCCTAGCTCTTCATAGCCCTCTAAATCCAGATCCACATGACATTCTAACAATGTACAGTCATAATCTATCTGAGAAGGATACATTCCATCAATTCGTTCAAACTCGTCTGATAGACCGCCTGATTCGTTTTGTGCCGGAATAACAGGAATATCACGATAAAAACCTGCTACCTGACGCTTTCTAAGATCATTTAAACTTAGCTATAAAACCTGCGTTATATTAGGGCACGTTTCTAAATCAGTAGTGTTATAGGGAACAATAAGGTTTTCAGCTGGAACAAATTTACTTACCGCTCTTTCCAAGTTCTCATCATAATATACTTTTTTAAACGTACTACCTGCCAGCGGTAAGTAAAACAACATCTGATCTAACTCAGGTGTATACTCTTCCATAACACAGGTTATGTAATAGTTCATAAATTCTTTTACGCGTTGAGCCTGATCCTCTTTCTCAGGAGTACTTGATCCAAGCACTGTGGTACGCACGGGTCCAGAAGGCGGCAACAATTCATTAAACGCTTGAGCTTGGAACTGGGTCGCGGCTTCGGCAAGTAAGGGATGTGTAACTCCACTAGCTCCCCTGAAGGGTTGCGATCGCTCTTCATAAGAGAACCCCAGCAACTCCAAACCGTTAGCGAAAGCATCTTCCCACTCCTGTCTGCCACTTTTGTTTTCATCAAATTCACCCATCAACTCACTAGCTAATCGGCCCAATAATCCATCAGGCATCTCTTCTGCTAAGTTAGCTGAGAAATCTTCGTCCGTGCCGCGTTGATCCTGTGGCTCAAAGTCAACC